ATACTCTAAGTACCCAGAGCTACGCAAAACCTTCTCTTGCTTTTCAGTGTTGGTCAGATCGTTGCCATACTCGTTGTCAGCGTCTAGCACACTTGTGATGACATTCGCGCCATCCAGCATGGCTTGGTACATCTGTGCCTTTTCTTCGTTAGTTCTTACTTCAGACATTTTAGTCTCCTATGATTCTAGTGCTTTAATACGAGCAGTGAGTGCAGCGTTTTCTGCGGATAATTCTTGGATGGCTTTTACAAGGATTGGTACAAATCTGTCATATTTCAAACCGTACTGAGTCCCGTCCGCAGTTAAATTAGAAACAAGATTTGTTTTATCCGATATTGTATAGCCAGCAGCTTCTTCAAGAGCTACAACTTCTTGTGCCTTAAATCCAATGTCCATCCAATCTTCTTTGTGAGTGCCGTCTGGAGTTTGTGCATTTAAGTCATAACCATCGGCATGCTTGTCGCCGTACTTGGAACGCTTGTCCCAATAATATGTGACAGGTTTCAAATTTTTAACAAAGTCTAAACCAAGGTCTAAGTCAGTAAAGTCAGTCTTATCTCTTTCATCAGAGCTTCCAATTGAACTTACAGCAGCGTAAATGTTGGTAATGTTTTCATCGCCAAGGAAAATCTGATTATTGCCATTTTGTACCTGACCGCCGGGGCTACCTGTGCGTCCTGCATCGTTGCCTAAAATAAGGTTGTTAGAGCCGCCAGTTAATGCAAAACCTGCGCGATCTCCTACGGCAGTGTTAGAGGAACCAGACGTTAAAACCTGCAAAGCCCCATATCCAACGGCTGTATTGACATCGCCAGTAACAGCCGTAAGCCCTGTCTCAGCACCTAAGAAGGTGTTATATGTACCCGTAGTGAGTCCCTCACCCGCACTGTAACCCACCGCTGTGTTGTTAGAGTTCGTAGCCCCAGTAAAGTTCTGCACCTTCAGCGCACCCCTACCAATGGCAGTGTTTCTATGTCCTAACGTGTCACCACTGAGCGCCAAAGCTCCTACCGCCACGTTGTCATCTGCGTCCGTTAAAGCGTCACCTGCACCAGCGCCCAAAGTGGTATTGCGGATTCCTACGGTGATTGCCTGCCCAGCATTGTTACCAACAGCCGTATTGTTACTGTCACCGGCAGTAGTGAAGTTTTGATTTTCTAAAGCACCTCTACCAACAGCAACACTGTTATTTCCTTTTGTGTCTGCTGATAACGCAAGGTATCCCAAAGCAACATTGTTGTAGCTAACTGTTAGCGCATCACCAGCGCCACTACCAATTAAGGTGTTCTGTACGCCTGATGTTATCCCCTCACCTGCAGCATATCCAATTGCAGTATTATGAGATGCCGTGGCAGAGGTAAAGTTTTGACTATATAAAGCGTTTCTACCGACAGCAGTAGAATAACTGCCTAAAGTATCTGAGCTTAAAGCCTGATAACCTAAAGCTACGTTGTAATCTGCATCAGTCAAAGCATCACCTGCAAAACTACCAACTAATGTATTTTGAACTCCTGTGGTGACTGACACGCCTGAATTCATGCCAACCGCAACATTGTAAGCATTTGTAGCTGAAGTAAAGTTTTGCGCTCCAAGAGCAAATCTTCCGATAGCTGTTGAGCCACTACCTTGGGTATCAGCGGTCAACGCGCTGTATCCAACAGCAACATTATGGTTTGGGGTTGTAAGCGCATCTCCTGCTAGACCACCTAACAAGGTGTTGTACTGTCCCGTGGTGATTACATGCCCAGCTTCAAAGCCCACTGCTGTATTAAAAGTATCTGTGGCAGTAGTAAAATTTTGAACCTCTAACGTCCCGTATCCAACGGCTGTAGATTTACTACCTTTCGTGTCAACGTCTAATGAACCAAAACCTACAGCTACGTTAAAATCAGCATCCGTTAGTCCGTCACCAGCAAAGGCACCCATAAGAGTGTTCCGTACACCCGTGGTGACTGCCGTACCCGAAGCACTACCAATAGCTACGTTGTATTGAGCATCAGAAGCAATACTATCCAGTGCAGTATCACCCACTGCTACGTTGCCTGTGCCTGTGGGGAGGTTACCTAATAGGCCACCTGTAACTTTTGTTAAAGCCATTAGTTGTTCTCCAGTTGTGTCACGCGAGCGCGTAGTGATTGTATTTCTTTAACAAGCATAGGAACTAGCTTGCTGTAATCCACGCCCATCATTTTGTCTGAGTCAGGGTCTCCACCTACAGCTTCTGGTGCAACAGTCTGTAGCTCTTGAGCAATCATGCCGTAGTCTTGATGTGAGCCATCAGCAATCCAATCAAACTTGCGTACTTGGATAGCGTCTATTTTGCTTCCAGCGTCATCAGCGTCTGCAATGTTTTCCTTGAGGCGTTGGTCTGAACTGCTTGTGTAAGAGATTGTGTTACTGCCGTCAAAGTCTATAGAACCTCGGTCAGACCCATTACAGTAAAAGCGAACAAGATCTCCTGCTGACGCATTTCTGGCAACAATCATAGATTCACCGCTAGAATCACGACTGAATATCGCACTGTCGCCACCACGGATGCTATGTCCGTTTCCTGTAGCACCTGCTGACGTGCGCCCCACCAAAAAATTTCGTGATGTGTCAAACCTAGCAGCCTCATGGTTTCCGCCAGACATTAAGATTAGGTTGCCTGCTTGCGCCCTCAAGACAAAATCAGTTGCCGCAGCCCCACTAAGCAGAGCGGTGCCTAGCCCAAAATAGCCGACATCAGTACCTGCTGCATTTCGGATACTTGAGTAGTTTGAGCCGTCTGTTGCAGCGTTTATTTCCAAAGGCGTTGTGTTTGCCGGTGCAGAAATATCCAAAGTTGAGCTAGGGCTGCTAATGCCAATACCCACATTCCCTGCTGAGTCAATACGCATGCGTTCTGTGGTTGCTACATCATTCGTTGAATCTCTAGTCCTGAATACTAAATCGCCTTTTGTGTAAGAGCCTACGCTTGTTAATTGGAATCCCATATAGGCAGGAGAGTGTGTTGCTCCTCCAGAGTATCCAAACCCGATTGCGTAAACCGAACCAGAACTGTTGTAATCACTTCCACCTAGTTGCAGATAACTATTTGCTGTTGTAAATGTTGTAGGTGAAGAACTGCTTGCACCTCTGTCAATTATTACCTTTGCAGATGTGGCGCTAGTCCCTATGCCGACGTTGCCTGCGCTCGTGATGCGCATGACTTCGGTGTTGTCAGTGAACAGAGTCAGGTTCTTACTTGAATCGTATCCAACATACCCACTGTCACCATCTGCTTGACCATTTGAAGAAAGCTGGACGTAGACTTGCGAACCTCCAGCTTCGAACTTTCCTGCTGTGGAGATTCCACTTGCTCCAAGGCTATGGAAAGTTCTTGAAGGCGTAGTCCCAATACCCACGCCAGTACTATCAATAATCATACGCTCAGTACCAGCAGTATCAAAGCGTATCTTGTCCTCATCACTGGACTCTTCTACTTGTACTTTGGTATCACCATCAGCATCCTGTAGAATAGAAGCAGTATTGATTGTAGTAGTGTTAAGTGTAATAGCTTCTACAGCAGAACCAGTAGGAGGTGCAGTAGAGAATGTTAAAGTAGTACCAGAGACACTATAGGTGCTTTTGTGTTGAGCTACACCATCAATAGTTACAAAGGTAGCATTCTCATTAACAGGAGCATTAGTAAGCGCAAGTGTAGTATCAGAACCATCACCTGTCATTGTGTCAATACTAGGTGCTACTCCACCACCACCGCCAGCAATAGCTCCCCAAGCGTCTGTGTAGCCTTCAAATCCACCTGTAGTGCTATTGTATCTAAAGTATCCAGCAGCAGGACTTCCGGGTCTTTGTGCAGTAGTACCTACAGGTACGTGCATAGCGTCTGTGGCTGAACCAACGTCTAAGGATACATCAGGTGATGCGTTAAGAATACCTACACGATTGTTACTAGAGTCTACCTTCAGTGTGTTTGTATCTACAGTGACATCACCAGAGACTGTTAAGCTGCTAAGTGTGCCTACACTTGTAATGTTAGTTTGTGCAGCAGTGCCTAGAGTACCTGTAATAGCACCAGAGGCTCCTAAAGTAGTAAAGCTACCAGCAGCAGCGGATGAGCCACCAATAACAGTACCGTCTATAGCTCCACCATTGATGTCAGCAGTAGGTATGGTAGTAGTGCCTGTGAATGTAGCTCCATCTACAGGTGCTTTTTGACTAAATTGCTGTTGGATATTAGAAGTTACACCATCAACGTAGTTTAGTTCTGCTGTAGTGGCTGTAACACCATCTAAGAGATTTAGTTCAGCAGTAGTGCTTGTCACACCGTCTAGAATGTTTAGTTCTGCTGTAGTGCTGGTAACTCCGTCAAGTATATTTATTTCTGCTGTTGTGCTTGTGACACCATCCAGGATGTTAAGTTCAGCAGCAGTAGAAGTAACGCCGTCTAAGATGTTAAGTTCTGCTGCGGTAGACGTTACGCCATCAAGTATGTTTAACTCAGCAGTAGTGCTGGTGATACCGTCCAGTACATTTAGCTCTGCTGTAGTTACTGTAGCACCATCCAGAATTTCTAGTTCTGCTTCAGTAATAGTAGCGGAGCCAATAGTAAACGAAGTACCAATAGTAGGTGTGTTAAGGGTAGGTGACGTAAGCGTCTTATTGGTTAGCGTCTGTGTGCCTGCTAGAGTAGCTACAGTAGCATCAATAGCTAGAGTAACTCCAGTACCTGAAGCAGTAGAGTCAATACCTGTGCCACCTAAGATACCTAGAGACTCAGAGTCCAAGTCAATGTCAATGCTTGCAGAACCATCAGTTACATCAAGATCCTGTGCAGTTACCTGTGAGTCTACGTAGGCTTTAATTGACTGTTGTGTAGCTAGTTTAGTTGCACTGTTGGAAGACATATCGTCTTCATCTTTAATACCAGTTACAGTAGCACCATCACCAGCAATGTTAATGCTAGTGTTAGCTACAATGGTTGTGCCTGTAATAGCAGCAGCAGTAGATGCGCCTACAGTAGTACCGTCTATAGCACCACCGTTTAGATCTACAGTGGGTATAGTCACAGTACCTGTAAACGTAGGGCCAGCTATGTCTGCTTTAGTTGCTGATGCAGTAGCAATGTTATTGAACTCTGTGTCAATCTCAGCGCCTTTAACAATCTTAGCAGCGTTACCTGAAGGTAGTGAGTCCTTTGCTGCAAAGTTTGTAGTCTTAGTATAATTACTCATTAAATTGTTCTACCTATGAATGCTTCAATGTTTACATCTTGTATTGAAAATGACTTGTCATTAATCGTGGCATCTAGACCAATAGTGACTACTCTACCAGATCCAGTAGCTTTAGTCGTTGCTTTGTTTACAATGATAGATGCGTTGTACTGCGAGGTTGCTACGTTGTACTCAGAGATACCGTACTCTGCAATAGACGCATCGTCTACTGTTAACAGTTGCTTGGTGTATCCTTCAGTATAATCGTAACCCCAGTTTAACAATAGGTCTGTGCCTTGACCACCTACAATAGTAAATGTTATTTCTTTTAGAATCTTTAGCTTACTAGCGTCACCAAATGACAAAGCATTAGTGTAATACTTCATTGTGTAAGTAGAAGTATCGTCTAGGAAACCAGAGTATTCATTGATACCTTTAGAGTTACCAAAGTAAACTTCATTGTTGTCTGTAGTTGTAGCGCACAAGATACCAGTAAACGGCCATGTAGTTACCCTACTAGCTCCATTCTCTAACTTACCACGCATGTCAAAGCAGAACACAAGGTTGTTAACTTCAGGTAAGATCAGCAGATAAAAAGCATTCTCTTCGCTATAAACTGCTTTAATGTTACCTGTCTCTACTGCCGCTGCCTGTACTAAGTCATCACGTACATTTACAGATACGTCACCAATAGGGTTAGACTTCTCTTGTATAACTCTGCCCAAACTACGGACACCAGAGTCAGACAAGAATATAAGGTCTGATCCTGTGGACTGTACACTGTCTCTAGCAATACAGCCAATGTTAGTAATGACATCAGCTAGTACCATACTAGAAGGTGAACTAGCACCAGAGTACAGGATAATACTACGCTTACCAAAGATAACTAAAAAGTCGTTAAACTCTGATAACGCTACAATCTCATCATGACCTGTAGGCCATACAGTTGTAATGTCTAAAGAACCTGAAGAACCTCCTGTCCACGCATGACCAGATAGTAAGTCAGACCAGTAAACAGTATGCTTGTTACCGACAACATCAGCAACCCATACACGGCCAAAGGCTGCTAGAGCTTCGTTGGCTTGCGGCGGTGTACCTGTAGCGTGACTGTGGTCACTAAACTTTTCTAATACTCCACTACCAGACTCATCAGTGTAAATAAGTGGCTCTTGCCCACGCTGCCAAAAGTAAGCATGGTTATTAAAGTTTATGATCTTCCAATTGTTAGCACTGACTGTATAGCTACCGGGAGTAACATCAGTAAGTGTAGTAGTGCCTGTAAAGATCTTGTTGTTGCCAGTAGAGAATACTGTCTTATCACCGCTATGGTCTACAAACTCAAAGATAGACTCAATGCCATCACTAGATCCTAAAGGCGTAGCACTGGTCGTTAGTTTCTTCAGACCCTTACGCGCACCAATACGACCAAACTTGT